ATCTTGTAAGTGGTTAGACTTGTACAATGAGATACCAGCGATTTGAGGGATGTTACCACTAGCGATAGAACCAACACCACCGAAGTCACGATTAAGAGCGTTATTAGATGACGCATCTGTGATTAACTTGTAGTATTGTGTTGGTGTTAAGATAGCATAACGATCCTCAGTTGGTATATCTTTCTCGTCAAGCTTCTGAGCTACCTCATAGATAGCTTCTAACAAGCCTTCGCCAGTGGTTAAAGTAGCACTAGTAATCTGTGTACCACCGTTACCACCAGTGATTGTTGAGTTTTGTCTAGCACCAGCGATGAGTGTTTTCATCACAGCGATGTCAAAGCGTTTAGCTAAAGCTTTACCAAGCTCTTGAGCGTAAATGCTACGGACATCGTAGTGTGTTTTTAACTCGTCAATGTTCGCTAGGAATGTTGAAGCAAGAAGAACATCGTCAATTGAGATTGTGATTTCATTCTTCTTGATGTCTGATAAATAGCTATTGTCGCTATCAGCAATGTTTTCACCTGCTGTATGATATTTGGCAGTAGCTATGCCTGTTGCTGGGAACTGTGCAGTTTTACCGTTACTGATTGTGCGAACTGTGTGAAGCTCCTTCATCACATTTGCTTCTTCAAATGTGGTTAGGATCTCACCAGAGAACACTTTCAGAAACAAAGCATCTACATCTGAGTTCACAGCACCAGAGTTAATTAAGCCAACTCTGGATGGGCTTGTGTTTCCATTTGCCATGGTTATTGTTTCCTTTTATTTAGGGTTATTATTTATTAGTGTGTTGTTTGGTGTCCTTGTCTACATTTGCTGACCTAATGTTATCCTCCGCAAAGGGCATTGTGCTACTAGTATTATGGACGAAATTCTATTTCTTGATACGCAACTTTACACGAGCCTTCTTAGTATTACTTACGAACTGTTTACCTTTAGCTCCTTCTCGTTTCTTTTTCTTTGCTGTTGCTGCTCTATCACCTTTAGAGAGACTTCTAGCTTTTGACATTGGTAGACATCTGTCTGGATTCTTTTTGTTTTTGCTAGTGCCACAAGGACCTTTGATGTTACCATCAGTCCCAATGCGAACCCAGTTCTGTCTTCTCCACTTAGCTAACTCTCCCATTACTTCTTCTTCTTAACTGAAAGTTTCTTTCTTTTCCCATATGTTGGGGACTTGCAATATTTTGACGCTGCCATATTAGCATACGCTGATGGATACTTATCAAAGGTACGCTTTGCCCAAGCGATACCAGCAGGACATATTTTAGCCATTACTTACCGTATTTAACTTTTAGTCCTTTGCGTTTAGCTGAAGCTTTAGCTTTAGCCATTCCTTCTTTAGTATATGAATATTCTTTTTTACCTACCTTTGGCATTGTTTTTCCCTTTCTTTAGTGTTAAAGATTTACGCATACATTTAGCACAACCACAACCTTTCATTAGCATTTCCACTTTCTAAGTGCTAGAGCTTTACGAGTTGGTCTACCTTTCTCATCTTTCATAGGTCCTTTAACCCCACTCATCCTTGCACAAAAAGACCGCTTCCTTGGTCCTCCCTCTGGTTGCGGTCTCTTTAGGTTTGAGCCTGTCTTACGGTTGTAATATTTTCTACCAGCTTCAGAAAGACCACCAGATTTATTCTTGTGTTCTTTACGAAGCGACACACCCTTTCGTTTGCTCATTATTTATTTAATGTACTGCTTCCAAAATAAAATCCTATTATTGCATATAAACTTTGAATTACTGAATCGTGGATCAATAGACCTTCTTGAGTCTCGTACACCATTGTACTAAAGATCCACCAACCTTTCTCTACAGGAATGGTTACACCAATATCTGTAAAGGCTATTATGAATGGTGCGACAACGATAGCAAACAGAACGGTTGCTACAATCCCTCGTCTTACCCATTGACCAGCTGTTCTTTGAGCCGCTCTGTCGGCTGAGTCGTCAGCAGCTTGCTGAGTCTCTATCTTAGATTTTGCTAAATCTATTTGGCTTTGAACCATAACACCTACGAGCTTAAATACAAAACCGCTGATTGATCCACCAATTAAACTAATTAATTCCATATTCATAAAAGTGAGAGTCTAGAATATTGATGTGACAGCTAGTCTCTGCTCTACATTCTGACGGTAGGCAGGGTCATTCTTATATCTAGGATCTTTCATAGCCTCAGTAACTTGGGCTGCTGAGTTGAAAGGTTTAACAGAAGCTCCTTGTGTAGCTCCCATAACAACTTGTGGAGTCTTACCACCAGCTGCTGTAAATTGTGAGAACAATCCTTGGACTGCCATCTTAGCTTGATCTACAGTACCAGATTCAACCACTTCGTTGTATGCTTCCAATTGTTCTTCCGAGAGGTTTTCAACAGCCCACTCAGCCATTGCCTCGTAGTTCTGAGGACCTCCAATAAGCTCTTGCACTTGTGCTGTTTGGTTATCAGCGATAGCAGTCTGACCTTCCAGATAAGCTTCAACAAACTCTCTTGGTATACCAGCATTAGCCAACGATTCAAATGCCCCCTCAGAGAGTTCTCCTGTTTCCGTAAACTCTTCAGTAGCTTGGCTGAATGCGGTGTTAATATTATCAACCGTTTCTGTGGAATCCTGTTGTTTGGTTTTATTACTCTTACTGGATTTAGACATTTTAGTTTGTAAGCTGTCGTAGGCTTTAGCCAATTCTTCAGCTGATTCAAACTTTTCTGGTAACCAAGAAGGACGAGACTCCTCAGTTGTTTGTGGAGCTTCTCCAGTTGGTTGTGCTTGAGCATCTTGTTTTGCTGCTTGTTCTTCTAAAGAGATGTTTTCACTCTCTGTATTTTCATTGATTGATACTGATTGATAGTCTGCCATGATTAAACTTGTGGTTGTTGTGATTGTATATTATCTGATACTGCTTTTATTCCAGCAGGTCCTAGCTTCTCTGTCAAGGCTTGATTGTTATATTGTTGTTCTTTAGCTTCTATTTCTTCTTGAGTCTTGATCAGTCCAGCTGTCTTGATACCAAGAGAAGTAGCTCTGCGTTTAAAGTATTCTGGAACATGGACGAACTGCATCAGAGCTTCTGGTCCAACGATCTGGGATGCTCCACCAAGGAATAGGTCAAGCTTCTGTAGATCGTTACCTCGTCCTAGAGCTTCTACACCAGTAATGATAACAGGATTTACTAGATCCTTTGGAAGTTTAGGTAGAGCTTTCTTCCTGTTCATCACATCCATGATGCGATTGACCATAGGCATTTGTAGTTCTGTACTTAGTAAAGAGTACAAACCTCCAATAGCAGTCTCTAGTTCTTGGCTGAGCATTCTAATTTCCTCAGCTGTTACACGCTCTGCGTTACGAACTACACCAGATGTGAGTAAGAACGCATGACCAATACGGTCTTTGATTGCTGCCATAGTTTCTTGGGCAACTCTAAAGTCATTGAATTTGTTGAGCTGTAGTACAGAGATATCCTGTGCATTACCTTGTGTGATTGCACCGTTAGGAGACTCAGCTAATGTTCTAGCTCTCGTTGTACCGTTAGGATTGACAAGGAACAGAACCTTAGCAGCTGCTGCACTACCTTCCACGATAGCTCTAGTAAGAGACTCTAGTGATTGTACATCACCTAGATATTCTTCTACATAAGATCTACCATAGTCTTCGCCATCTACACGAGAGAATCGTAGAGGTATGAAAGGATTCTTATCTATGTCATAAATACCTTCCATAATAACTACACCTTCTACATCCTGTTGTATCTTCCATTTGTTATTCTCACGACATACAGAAGTGTAGAGATCTAAAGTGTCTTGATCACTGTCTGATCCAATAGCTTGTTGGACAGGCTCTGGTAATGTGGAGTAAGCTATGTTTTCTTTTGTAGCTATCTTGATTACATTACCCATTGGATCACGCTTAACCACAAAACGATCCAAATGAAATACACGCATACCACCATCATCTGGTAAATAAAGTAAGGCATTACCTGTTATAATTAAATGTTTAAGTGCTTCATGAATACCAGTCCTATATGTTTCCCTACTAATCTCATCCATCACAGCTTCTTCTACTTGTTGTAGAGAAGTCTCTATCTCTGATATAAGTTCTTCTGGAGAACCTTCAGCTCGTAATTGATATGTATCAATGTTCAGTCTAAAGAACGGAGCGTTAGGTGGGAGTAAAGCTAGTAGCAATTTAGATGCCAAGTTATTTACACCTCTAGCACCGATCCCTTGGAAGGGTGTTTCCAATCTACTGTGAGGACCAAAGCCTTCGTCTGGCATCACATAAGGAATCGTTAGTTTAGAGCATTGTCTAGCTCTGTCTACATATTGGTAACGATCACCTTCTAGAGTAGTGTATATTGATTTGGCTGTCTTATGCATCTTCTCGTGTTGGGAATGTTACACTAGTAACAATAGAAGGGAGTTCCTCCTCTAATAATTCGTAGTCAGTTACGAGTAAAGCGTACTTGCCATCAGCAGTCACTTGTGGGTAAGTGTGGTAACGAGTACCAAAGCCTACTCTGTGGTAAGCATAGCCTCGTCTAGCACCCTCTGTTTCTGCTCTTGCAATAGCATCAGCTTCGTTGTCGTATACTAAGTAATTGATTGTTTCTTCGCTCATAATTAAATATTGTAATAACTTTTTATTTCATCTGCTATTTTTGTTTCTACTAGTTTATCGCCAGAGTAAATAATTACTTCTGGTATCATATGATTAAATTGTGTTTCTTTTATAGTTCCAGTAGACGGAACATTACTGTCTCCTCTAAATATTTGATTCCAAGTATATGTATCAGATAGTGTTAGTGATGTGCTAGTAGCCGTTACTGAATTAAATCCTACTTTACTAGTACCGCCACTTTTAAGATAAGCTAAATATAAACCATATGCTGGGTGTGTATTTAAATTAGTAGTGCCATATAATCGGGCATAGCCACTAGCATTATTAATTTCTAGTTCTACTTTTCTTTTATTGTTATCAGAAGAATCAACTTGTCTTCCAAATCTTATTCTAAAATTACCACTCATATTAGAAACAAGAACATTTGAAAAGTTTCTATTTTGTTCGTTGACTACATAAACAGATGTATTGTCTGCATTAACTCCACTAAAACTTAATTCTCTGCCATTATCATCAACTCTTGAAAATCTAGGTGAAGGTCTTCCTCCAGAATTTTTAACTATCCCACCATTAACAACTAATTCTGGTTGGTGAGTTGCGGTTATTTGTGTAGCATCTTGCCCATTACCACTTTGGTCGTACCAAGTTTCTACGAAACCATTACGAGTTATGCGAGATACTCTGAAATTAGATATAGTAAATGAAGCATCACTATCATCTACAAATGATAT